AGTTCTACCGATTACTAGCGCGCGCTGGCGCGCTTGCTCTCAAGTTGCTGTGAGTGTGTTGCATGTCGGGCTCGAGTCTGTTGAGTTTGTTTGTGGTATGTCATCTGTAAGCGTAATGCAAGACAGAGTGATGATGCTCACCCACGGGATGCCTCACTCCGTTACCTTGCTCATCTAGTCGATTATGTTTACGACTCGCCTCGGCGCTTTGTCCAGTACCTTTCGTGTAGCAGGTTTTGGACGCGCCGATCAAACCAAGTTCCCTTGGATTAGCCCCGTCACTTGCGACAGTGATACGACCTTGATGCTTGCCAGTTGTAAGAGGGTTTATTTCCTATCAGACCTTGCCATTAAGGCCGCGCATAGCACAGTAAGAGCTAACGCAAGCCACACAGTCCGACTCATAGCTTCATCCGTTCAATTACCTTTGAGCACTGTCCCGATGACAAGGTCTCAATCACTACATCATCTACGCCGAGAGTCTTGTGAATGAACTCAAGCAGCTGGAAGTCATCCCATGCTTTACCTCGAGCGAGCGACTTTAAGAAGCCGATCTGCTTGGGTGTAGCGCCGCCGAATGAGTCAGGTGCTGGGGCTGAATTGACTCGGTTTACCTTTGCCATTTCTTCCGACGATGCGCGCTCTCCTGTATGCCCTAATGGGCCGTTACTAATGCACCTACCGATTGCGCTGGTACAACAATTTTCGAGGAACGAAGTTTTATTGACAGGGCTATTGCCGTATTCCTCGTGAGCCCAACCTGTAGACAAGAGCCGTCCATCATTGTCGAAGGACTCGCATCGGAAGATTACTGTGGAGCCGTCGTAGTGCATCATGTTCGTCACGATCTGTCCGTGAGGGTAAGCAGTCCAGAAGCGTTCTAGGCGCTGTGCAACGGTCTCATATAGCGATAGGTCAAAGTGTGCCATTAGCGCGCGTTCCATACGATCGCCATGTTGCCAGCCAAGGTTGGTCGCTCAAGGTCTGTGGCGTAGACAAACTTGTCTTTGACTAGTGAGCCGCGTGTCGGTCTGACAGTGTTGCCAGAGATGCCCAGTGCGCGCTCGATCTCTTCGTCTGTAGCACCGCCTGATTGCTTTAAGTATTCGTAGACGCGCCGACGCTTAGACCCTGATTTAGGCAAAGCGTTTAAGCCGGCAAGAGCCGAGGTCGGTTTTGCTGATGGTGAGATAATAACTGTGTTGCGGTCTATGGCACATTCTTCACGGTATGCACCAAGTCCGCGTGTTGGTGCAAAGAGTTGTAGGTCGTTCATTTGATCGGCTTTACTTTCTTGCATGCTTTAAGGTCTGGGTGACTCCAAAGGATTTTGGTCGGGTTAGTGGCGTGCGGTGTGCCGTGCATTTCTAGTCCGCATTTTTGACATACTATTTTGTGCATGTCAAGATCACATTTATTGCGGCTCGAAGTACTGACGCATTGAAGCGCGCTTGCTCGTTTGCGATTGTCATGTTTGCTTCGTACATGATCGCAAGTTCATCTAGAAGAATGTTGTGTGAGTGTTTTGTTGGTTCTACATGATTAGGTCGCACAATTTCATCAATCATGTTTGACATGACTTTGCCGATGCGGTCTGTGTAGTTGTCTGGGTACATTCGTCGGGTCTCCTCTGTTAAGCCTGTTTCGGGATATTGCTTTTCGGTCACTTAGGAAGGTTCCACGGTTTCCAATTGGAATTGTAGAACACTGCGAGACCTGCGGTGAGGTTTATCTTCGGGTCGAAGAGTTGGTCGCATGTTGTAAGGATTCCTTTTGCTTGTAGCCAGCCTTGGGGCCAGTATGCCGAAGGGGTGCACCAGAATCCGTTGATCTGCATTAGACCGTAAGAGCCGCCTGCCGTGTCTCGAGGATTGAACGCGTCTGGCGTGCAATTTGACTCACGCTTAAGTACGCGCATGAGGGTCGGTGTTTCTGTTGCAGGCCAGCCAACGCTCAAGGCAAGGTTGAGAGCTCCAGCGCAAGCGGTCACTGGGGTCGTGCTCGAGGTTGTAGTTGGCATTGTGCCTAGTGGAATTGTCGCGTAAGAGGTCTGGGCACTGACCTTAGACATGCCTTCAGGCGCGTCAGAAGCGTCCCAGAGAAGCGTCAAGGCTGCCAAGCCACATATTGCCCATGCACCTATTTTGATCATTAAAAAGCTCATTGTTGAAACTCCAGTTCTGTAGGTACGCCCCAAGAGTCGCCTGCCAAAGTTCGGAAGGCTATTTGTGCGCGGATGATTTTGTGGGTGTCTTCGTGTCGAAAGATTTGGACAAGGATTTCTTGTCCGTTGTCAAGGTTGCATCGCCCTACTTCGTAGATGAAGACTTTGGGCTCGGTCATAATTTGTACTCCTATCGTCGGTACTTCGACCATAGAGGATCAGTGTGCGCTATTGGGGGATTTCGGCGAACACTCTCTGAAAGGCTTGTTTTACAAGGGCTGGAGAGTCTGCCATTGCTGGACTTATTTCGTAATGGTGCCAATCTCCGCCGGGTGCACCGTGAATCTCGGGTTTGCTGTATGACTTCCAAGTTTGTCGATCGCAGCGGTATCCGCGTCCAAACTTTTGTGGAAAGTAATCCAGTACACACTCAACTCCAAGAGCGTTCGCGTTAGCAATAACAATGTTTAAGAACGCGACTGCACCCTTGCGATTAGCCGTTGGGTGTTGTTCAGTTTTGCGATATGAGAGATCTACAGCTCTACCTGTGGCGTGTACGGAAAGCGATGTTTCGGATCCGCGCATGTTGCGAACTCCCCAAGATCCGTTATTCCAGATTGCTCCGTCTGCGTACTTAACTGCCTGTCTAATCCATTCGTCCATTCCTGCTCGAGGGCCTGCAGCAGCGCCGTCCGAGTTGCCTGTGTACGGTCTTGAGTTGGGGACTGCTGGGTTTGCTGGGATCACGCTCATAATGTTGGTGGGTCTTTAGGTCGGTCTTTAAGCCCGTTGCCTGCAAGTAAACCAATTAAGCCGCCTGCAAGGGTCATGAGCATCGGCGACAAGACTCCCCATGCTTCGGCGTCATTCGGGCTCTGCTCTGTAGGTTGCACGACAAAGAGAAGTCCAAAGATGAGTGATGCGATTGCCATGACGAACGATGCTGTTAGTCCGATACCTACGATGAGGATAAGTCGAGCTTTAATCTGTTCGTTAGTTAAGCGGTTGTCTGGTTTCATGGGCAGCGTCTTTCTAGTAGTCCCTCGGCTTTTGTGGTGTTGCAGTTTTCGCGGTTGCGGTCAGCACAAGCGCTTAACATAAGCGGCAGCACAAAACTAACTAGCAAGGTTAGGCGGGTACGGGTTCGCATCTTTTACTGCTTGTACGGCGGCTTTCCATCCATTATTTTACAATCGTGGCATCCCATGAAAGCGTGCTTTCATTCCAAGTAAAATAGCCTTTTGGTTTTGCTACTGGCGCAAACCAATCGTTGTCGGAGTTTAATACCCATGATGGATATGGTTGCGGTTCAATAAATGCGCCGTATTCACCTAAGTTTGCGTCATATGTGTACCCAATACCTGCGTATTGTTTTCTAAAATTGTTGTTGTAACTTGTTTGCAACCATTCCCCAGCAATGTCAATTGACGCAATGAACGCTTGGCCTAATGGCTCTGACTCTGGAAACGGTAAGTCGTCGCATACTTCGTTGCTTATGACAATTACTTCTACAACTTTGTCGTTATACATTTTTGCGAAATGTGCCATTATGCCACCACCAATGTTCCTGATGCTAAATATGTCCAAAGTGTATAAATGCCAACCGTTGAAGATGTGCCAACAGTTGCCGAAACCGTAAAACCTACAGCATCTACAGTTTTGTAACGAATATAGACAACGCCGCTACCGCCTGAACCGCCTGCACGGGATACTACTGATGAACCTCCACCGCCGCCGCCACCTGTATTCGATGTGCCTGCTGTGCCGTTTTGGTTGGGGCCACCACCTGCACCACCACCACCAGCACCACCAGCTGCGCCCGAATTACTGCCACTTGAACCGCCACCGCCGCCACCATAATTCTGTGATGAACCAGTGACCAAAGTACTCGTTGGGCCTGCAGCACCAGCCGTGGGATTAGTAGCACCGTTACCACCAGCGCCACCATTGCTAGTTGTTCCGCCACCAGAACCACCAGCACCACCAGTCGTAGTAGTGGCACCTGTACCTGGAATGGCGGTAGTAATTAAAATGCCACTCAATGTGCCAGTAGTTGCGATTGCACCACCGCCGCCAACGGTTACGGTAAATGTGCCAGTACCAAAACCGATATTGCGTTCTTGTATTGAACCACCGCCGCCGCCGCCTGATTCGGAAATCATTGTCACGCCACTAGCACCACCACCGCCGCCTGCAACCGCTAAAAAAGTTGCTGGAATAGCGGTTCTTGCACCGCCACTGCTAAAAAAAGTAGCAGCACTAGCACTTTGGAAAATAAGCGTGCCACCTCCATATTGTGCCAACGCCAAAGAGCCTGCTGTTGTAACTGTGCAAGTTCCGCTTGTTATCGTGCAGACGCCTGCACCCATGTTTTGTATCCAGATCGTGTCACCAGCGCTAAAAATGCCTGTGTTGACCGTAATCGTTGTTGATCCTGCGTTAGTCATTTGTACGCGATAACCGACATCACCAACCGCAAGCGTGTAGTTAGCAGTTTTTGCAGATATCGGTAGAGTCGTAATTGCGTTTAATTGTGCAGCTGTTAATACAGCCCCAGCGACGAATGGGAATGGCGTAGTCATATTTCTATCCTAAGACATTTTCTTCGTCGAGTGTGCCATACACAGGGTCATTCAAGATGAGCTCGTAGACGATCGTTGTTGGTGCGGTGAAGTAGGTGACTGCGTGCCCAGCCGACAAAGTAAGACGGTGCTCAAGTCCTTCAATGGTGAGATTTTGGGCGAATTGGGTTGGGCCTGCCGAAGTTGTAATTGACTTTTGGATGTTGATTAGGTCGCCTACATCGAGGAGCGCAAGGATGTCTTGGTCTAGTGCGGCTGTGCCGGGGAACTCGGTGCCTAAGAAGTTGAAGCGTGCTTCGGGATCTGGACTGATCAGGTACTCGGCAAGCGTAAGAGCTGCGGCGTCATTGTGTAAAAGCGACTCTGTGATTGATTTAGTCTGCACAAGATAGGCGGCTTGGCTAACTAGGTTCTCTGCAACTTCTGGAGTGTTTTCTCCAGCGCGTGCAACTGATGCGCGATTGACCACTGTGTCCGCTTGGAAAGAGATGTCTATAGCGGAGTAGCCGATCTGGGTACCGTCATCATGGAACTCGGCAACAGGGATTCCCAAAGTCGTTCCGATCCTTGATTGGAAGGTAATCGTGCCTTCTCGATCCACAAAGATTCTGCCTTGTTCGGCTTCATTGATTTTGTTGGCGTACCCTGCGACCGAGGTGCCGTTGTCAACCGTGTAGGCAGCTGCACCGCCAAGAGTCGCCACGCCTGTCTCAATGCTCCGTGTGCCTGTGTAAGCGACTTCTGGGAGATCTAGCAGGGCATCAAAACGGACGCTTGAGAGCTCTTCTGTGACATTCCATTCAGCAAGAAAGGTCTGTCCAAGTTGATAGGAAAAATCTGCACAATTTACGCTTACCGTGTCAAGACCGCCAAGCGTAAAGGTGTAATCAAAATTGACAATGTAGCCGACCCACAAAAGTTTCTTTACACCCAGCGAGTCATATCGAGAGAAGCGGACTTCGCGAAGTGGTGCAAGTCCAGCCTGATTATTTGTTGGGTCGTAATACGGAGAAGTTGTGTCGAATGGGTTGAAGACTCCGTCGGCGTAAGTGTCGTTCAGTGTGAAGTTCATTGTGCCGTATGAAAATTGGTCGCCAGTGTTAGCGCGTCCACGCTTGGCTGTAAGCGAGATCGCGCCATCTAAGACGCTTGCGAATTGAGATGTACCGTCAAGGGTGTATTCGGTGTTGTCTAGTTCGCCTTTGAGATCATCGTCAAGTGTGAAGGCGTCAAAGTCGTACCCTGTGTCAATCTCAAGGTCGTAGTTACCTGACCCGAGTACCGCTACGCCAGCCATTAGGCGACCGCTATGTTCGCTGGGCCGTTCTGCCTATTGAACGCTCTAATCGCGTTTACGACAGCTGTGCCGATCTCTGCGCTTGAGCCAAGACCGCCTGTGATGTTGATTGTGTAGTTGCCCATTCCACCGCCGCGTCCAGATAAAGGGATGACCGCTTCTGGGCCGCTTTCGCCGATCATTGCAAGCGTGGGGCCTGTCACGATTCCGCCGTCTGCGAGCATCGGTATATTTGGGACATCGAAGCCTTTGCCACCTAGTCCCGGTACCCAGTCCGGAACGGAGAACGATAGTTTGCCTATTGTGTTGTTCCAAAGTTTTGCGATCGCGTTGAACAGTGTCTTGAAGATTAAGAAGACGCCGTCAAAGTATGTTGTGAGTCCGTCAAAGACTGCTTTGCCGCCTGCAAGCATCCCCTTAAATACTGTGTCTACAATCTTTCGCACGGTGTCAAACTTGAAATACAGAGCCGCCAAGATTGCAATGAATGCGACAATCGCCAAGATGATAAGCGTTACAGGGTTTGCCAGTAGCAGCGCGTTAAACGCTGCGACTACGCCGTTTACGATCATTTGTGTAAATGCATAAACTTTCATAGCGGCGTTTACCACAAGAATGGCAGCTGCTAAACCGCCAACCGTCAGCACAAGTATCCCGACCAGTTTTTCGTTTTCTTGTACAAAGACCGAAGCCCCAGCCAAAGCGATCGCAAATCTATCTATGTATGGAAGCACCAACTCACCGAAAGTGTCAGAGATACCTCCAAGGGCAAATTTCATTTTGTCAAAAGATGACGCGCTGGCTTCCGCTGTACCACCGACCTGCTTTTCAATAGCAGACAAAACGATTTCTTGAGCTTCAAGCATTTTGTTGCTCTCAACAAGAGTCTTAATTTTTTCTTTTTCTTGTTCGGTAAAAGTGACGCCTGATTTGCCTAACGCTGTGATTCCCTTAATCGGGTCTTCTAGGGCTTTACCTAATGCGACGGCGTTGCCTTCGGCTGAACCGAAACCTGCTGCCGCCATGTCAATTGCTGCCACAGTTGCACGGTCAAATGAACTTCCTGCTTCATTAACCGTTTTTGTCAATTGACCAAATGTGGCGAGTGTCGTTTGTGTCGCCTTAATGACATCTGCGTCAACTGCAAGAGTTTTCTCTAGGCTTTCCGCATAGGCAGACACTCGATCGGTGGCATCACCGAAGCCCATAGTGTCAAGGACATTGCCGAGACGCTGGTTGGCTTGTCTGGCTTCCTCGGCGCCTTTAGCAGCATTAACAAGGAAACCGCCAAGCGCTGCGACCGCAAGGCCAGCAGGAACAGCGGCTTTTTTAATAGCAAACGACGCTTTGGCAGATGCGCCTTCAAGCGACTGGAACTCTTTGATCGCCTTCTGGGTTCCCTTAGCGTCAAATTCCGAAATGATGGGAATGTTTACTGATGCCATTACTCGACCACATTCCGATCAACTTTGTCCATGACAGTTTCAACGATTCGCCGCATCTCTGATTCAACGGTGCCTTGGTTCTTTTCCATTGCTTTCCACATTACTCTTGATCGCATGCCGTAGCGCGCCGAGAGTGCGCTGCCAAGTCTGCCGCTTGCAGCCATGTCAAAGAGTGTTCCAGTGGAGCCCGAGTAGACAATGTTAAAGACGCCGACATTGCGGATCTGTCCACGAAACTCCGAGACCTTTTTGGTGTTGATTTTGGCGGAAATCTTTTGTTTCCGTCCAGCGTCCCAAGGAAGCATCTTGAAGCCTGACGGCGTAGTCCATTTGCGACCCATACCAGACAGAGGAACAGAGTTCGGAATAAGTGCAAGCGCGTCATTGATGACAGGTTTTGCGACATTGCGGAAGTCTTTTGCAATCTGATTACGAAGCCCCGGCTCAACAGAGTTAAGTTTTTTGATCGCGTCTTTTAGACCGTAGATCTCGACCTTTGTGTTAAGTCCTTCAGCCATGTCACCTTTTCTTATTTTGTTTTTCTAGCACTGCGACAATGGTAGTTAGGTCTCGCGTGTCGAAGGTGTCAGCGTAGAAAGTGGGAGCCCACCCTGTCGCGACTACAAGTTCGGCGAGTTGTCGCCTGTAGCCGCGTCCGTAGGGTTTACATCAGTTGAGTCCTCTACGCCAATCTCGACATCTGGGTTCGCTTTAAGCCATTCGCGCCAAGTAGCAGGGAGTGTCTCACCTTTAATGCCCAGCATGATGTACACCCAGCAAGCCATATCGGATGCGCCGATACCGCGACCGTCAGAAACTCGACGATTCTCTAAGCGTTCCCATTCAGAGATCGCAAAAAGATTCGTAATAAGTATTTCTTTTTTGTCTCCGCGTGTAAGCGTGAGTTTGATCTTCACTATGTTTCCTTTCGTCGGGCCAAGGAAGGCCGTTATTTAGACTGTGACATCAGCCGAGTAGACGCCACCCATGAAGGTAATGTCAATCGACTGTAGTTCGCCGAGCGATGCGGAGATCACTGGCAACGACTCAAGATAGGTTCCTGTCAAAGTAAAGCCCGGGTTAGTTGCCGAATCAACTGCATCAGTTGGGTTTACTACGACATTTACTTTTGTGCCGACAAGCGGTGCAAGTGTTGCGTAAGTCGCTGAAGCGGCATAACTAAGAAACAGAGTCAAGGTGCACTCATTGTCTTCAAGACCAGCGGTGAAAGTGTTTGCCGTGTTGCCGAAGACCGTGTCATTTAGAGCGGTCACAGTACGAGTCACAGTGGCAGAGGTGCACCAGCCTGTGAGGTTCGTGGCTCCGACGAGCACTTTTGGATTCGAGAGAATAGTGGATGTTGCAGCCATGATGATTACTCCTTGGAAGTGTTGGATTTAGTTTGACACATAATGAGACCGAGAGTGTGGATTAGGCAGTCTGAACGACAGTCGAGACCGACAGCTCATAAGCAGGAAGCACCGAGCCACCGATGTCTAGGTTGGTTGGGCGTCCAGAGACGACCCCAATGTTTAAGGCGTAGATCTGGGCGAGGATATTGAGCAGGCTTTTTTGGGCGTCTAGGTTGCCCGGGCCTAGCGTGATGATCTGCAAAGTGAAGTTAAGTTTTGCGACATTGTAGTTGTAGCCGTCTATGGAGTCGATATTGACGAAGACGGAAGGTGGAGAGATGTTGCGCGGATCATTATTTACTTGGAGCCCTACGACCGTTGAGAGCTTCGCAACTAGATCGTCGTAGCCTTCGTTGAAGAGATCTGTGTAGTTTGGTACAGGCATTAGGCGACCTGCGGACGATCAATCCCTAGCAACTGGCGGATCATTCCGTTCAGACCCATAATTGGGGTTACGCCCATGTTTTGGAATGAAGCGTATTGATCTACTGATCCGCGTTGGCGGTACAGCGCGCCACCGTACATCTGGGTTCCTAGGAATACATCTTGCGAAGGGACAGTCGTAAGCGAGTCCACATAGCCTGCTTCCATTCGGCGTCTCCAGCAAAATTGTGAAGCTGCACTGGCGCAGACTGTTAGGAACGCGGCGTCCGCTGCGGTCGCTGTGCCGATGCCAAGCCAGTCCTCGATGTTCGCTGCCGTGACCCAAGTGCAAACTTGAGTAATCGTTAGCGTGCCAGTAGCAGCAGTGCGTGCGACATTGCTAGCGGTCTTTGCAACGAGCACTTGGTTAGCAATCGGAATGTTTACATCGTAAAGAAGATCGCCTTCTGTATCAATGCCGACATAGAGGTATTGAGGTAATGCGTGGACTGTGTAAGTTCCGTTAAAGGTTGCATCTACCCCGGCAAGGACGACACTTGCGCCGAGTTCAATTTCTGCATCGGTAAGAAGTTGAACTACGGCGTAGTTGTCTATGAGGTATTTTTGCGTAATGCTGTAAACAGCCATGAGCGGATGCTCCGCTCTCGACTAAGCCTGTGTGATTTTGCGGATCATTCCACCAATTGCAGCGAAGGTTGAGACATAGCCGTGGAAGGACATTGTGCGACCTAGAGTTGCTGGGACTTCAACGCTCATCAATCCGCGAATGGATTCGTAGAACTCGAAGGCGTCGCCTTGACCTTGACCGACTCGGGTGATAATCATGGTCTTTGCAGCAAAGTTGCTGTCCACTACGAGTTGAAGACCCATTGGGGTTCCGTTCCATGATCCTGCGCTTGATGCTCCAAGTGCGTTCTGACCTGTAAGTCCTGCGCCAATGAATGGGAAGAGCGGACGCTTGCTTGAATCTACAAGCTGACCGAGTTGAGCCCAAACATCAACCGAGACAAACATGTGTGTCGGCATCCAGTTACGGTTCGCCGATACATCATTTGCCGCGTCGTAAACACTCTTTAGCAAGTCTTCTGGAGTTCCGTCCCATACGCCCGACGAGTTGGCTGCTGTAAGCAAGTTGTCTGCAGCCAAGTTGTCCGATGCGATCATGTATTCGCCCATCAAGTCATTCAAGATCAGCTGCATCGCTGGGCCAGAAGTGAAATCGATGTCCTGAATTGAGAGGGTGACTTGTCCAGCCAAAGTTGTCTTGCTAACCGAGTTTGAGGCAATGACCATCGTCGTCGCTGATGCGGCAGACAGTTCGCTTGACTGTGTCGCGACGCTTGTGTGCGTAGTAATTGTTGGACGAATGAAAGTTTTTGACTGTCCGCCGTCTGGATACGCGCGAGCGCCAAGTGCTTCCACCGTAGGTCTGACGAAATTTAGATCCTGCACGAGCGGCAAGAGCACGGGAATTGGGAGCAAGCCAGGTGTGTCAGTGGTGAGCACATCTCCTGCAGCTGCTTGAAGTGCTGTGCGCTGTGATGCGCTGTATTCCGCTACGGCTTTGTTCATGTTGGAGAATGTGTCTCCGCCGATGTGATAGGCGGCCATAAAGTCGCCTGCTGTTGGCAACTTAAATTCACGCTTTGCTTGTGCTGGAATTGGTGCAGTTGGAATGGTTGCTTCGACTGCTGGGACTGTTGGCTCTGACATGGGTTCGTTCTCCTGTGTAGGTTCTGTTTCTATGATACTTATTTCTTCGTCTTCGTGGTGGATACTCGCTGCGATGTCTGTGATCATGGCTCCAGCAAATGCAGGGACTGGCACCATAGACAATTCAATCCAGTCGGCTGCTAACACTGTTAGCGATCCGTCTTTGTTTGCTCGAGTTTTGGTTGGGTTTACTCCGACCGATACCGAGTCCAGTACGCCGTCTAACGCAAGCTGTAGGGCTTCGTCGCCTGCGGCGGTCTTGCTGATCTTGGCACTAAAAAGCATGCCTTCTGGAGTGTCTACGCGCTCGGTGACAATTCCGATGGCCTGATTGCTGTCGTGGTTCATGTATAGGCGCGGCGCTTTGCCTTCGATTGGAAGGCTGCCTTGCTCAAAGATGACTTCGGTTCCGTCGGCGACTGTTGCTGCTACGCCGTAAGGAACTGCGATTCCTGTGATGGTTCGTGATGGTGTGCCGTCTCCTGCAGCTGCATCAATGCTGGCGGATGGTGCTGTGAATCTGATCATTAGTTTGCGATCTCCTCTTGAGTGTCTTCTTGTACTGGCATTTCCATTTTGTCTGCTAAATAGTTTTCTTCTAAATACGATTCGTAATCAAAGGCAACATAGGTGCCGTTAGGCAAAACATTATTCATAGACAATGTTTCTGCTATTGCATCGGCGTACAACTTTACGCCAAAAAATAGCAAGTCCATTCTGGCTTGTTGCGATGACTGATATGAATACGATCCTGTAGATACGCCGATCAGGTATGGCGGAACATTGCCAATACGACCGCCAGTTTCCAACGCGCTGTAGTTAGCAGACTCAATGAGAAGCATCTTGTCTGGACTCATCGTTGTCGGTTCGTATGTGAGGAATTCGTTTAGCGCTGCAGTCTGATTAGTCGCTCGAGCAGTGTTAAACGCTGCAGCTAGATCAGCCAATTCTTGCGCGCTCAAAGGCTCTCCGCCAGTCTGACGAAGCACCCCGGCAGGAATTGAACTGCTCGCGTTTCTTGCCCTCGCGTCTTGAATCTTGATCGCTGTCTCGATTGCGGCTTGCGATGAATAAACCATGCCTTGAGTCGGCGACAAAAATTGAACAAGGTTTACTGGGTCTATTTGTCCGCCTTGAAAATAAACTTCTTTAGAAGGTGCAAACCACACTGGGCCAGCCATGTCGGTTGTCGTAACGGAGCCTGCAGGAAGTCGAGTAAAGGTTGCTGGGTATCCGTCAGCGGTTCGTGAAGTGATGTACCAAAAAGCGCGACCGTAAAAGTACAGGTCGTCAAAAGTCCATGACATTAAAAAGTTGTAGGGAACGGTTTGGTCTGGGCGACGCAGCCAAGATCGGGGGGCGACATAGACGCGTTCCATTTCTTCGCCGTTCCACATTTCGTTGTACATCTGTAATGGCATGCAGCCAATTACTGATGCAAGCAAATCGCGTGCGCGTGAGATTGCAGGAATAGATACAGCCGCCGCGCGAAGTTGTCCTTCTTGGTAGGTGTAATACTGACCGATCATGTTTACGCCGACATTGCTTGAGCTATACCCGGGGTTCATCGCGCTGGCTGCAGCGGCTTTTGCAGGCGCTGGACTAATAGCAGCCTTGTTTATTTTGCGATCAAATAATGCCATAACACATCTTGACACATTAAGAGCGGATCATGGTGGCACTCGCCCAGTCAGTTGCGGTATCCCGACGACAGGCAAGCAAGCGGACGAGTGCCAAGAAGATGCTACTGACTGACAGTTACCAGCATCGGCTTCTGGGAATTGCCTGGTCGTGCAGCTGCCGCAGCTCCCCAGATCATCGTCCGACACAACTCGATCGGGCCAGCCGACTTTTGCGACGACACAGCGATTGAACCTTGAGTCCTGACCATGACCGCGCGACAAACATGCTCGGCAAGCATCGCTTCGCCAGTGTGCACGATCCGTCCTTCGGTAATCATGTTTCTTACTATGGGGGTGTATTGCAGAATTTCTTTGTAGCCCATTACGACGCGCCGACGCTCAAAGATCGGTGGGCAGTGTGCGTCAATCGTTGGTGAGAAAATGAACTTGATTGCAGGGTCAGCAGCAAGAGCTGCGACATGTGCCCAAAGTTCTTTGGCAGTTTCGGCAGTAAAGGCAACTGAGACACAGGTGCGACCGTCGCCGAGCGCGACCGACTTAGTCGCGAAGTAGCGCGACTCATCCATAGATGCTTCTACAGAGATGACGCCGCCAGTAGGAATCGGGCCGTCGTACTCGAGGTCGGGCCAGAGGTGGGTCTGGATCCAAGACTGGGTACTGGCAATCCACATATTTAGAGAGCTTCGTAGAAAATTTGAGCGGTCTGGGTCTTTGGATTCGGCGCGCAAAGTGTCAAGCGTCAAAGTGTGTCCAAGTGCAGGGTTCCCCCACGACCACGACGATTCTTGCATCGGATCAACTGTCGGCGGTGGCGACCATTCTGCGAAATAAAAGTTGGAAGGGTTATTTGTGTCAATAAGTCGAAGCGCGTTCTCTCGATGTCTGATAAATAATGCGCTGGACTCGGTGCCAGCTGTGCTAAAAAGCGCCAAGTGAGGAGACCTGCGGACGCGCTGGGTTGGAATTAGGCCTGCCATTGTGATCTCTGAAATGTCAAAGATTTCATCGGCACAAATTAGATCTACAGACATTCCGTGACCGATTGAAGGGTTTGCCGCGCGCACATACCAACGAGATCCGTCTGGCATTGTTGCCGAGTTACGACCAAAGGATTTCATGATCTTGGCGCCGTAGCGGTCTTCGAGGATTGGTGCAATCTCATCAAAGAGCAGACAGGCAAGTGAAAGAGTGTGAGCTGTAGATAAGACTGTTTGTTTAGTGCCCCGGATCTTGGGCATCTCAATCATCCAAAATAGAATTAAACACTGGATCAAAAGTGTCTTGCCATTCTGACGCGCAACCGAACAAAGAGAAGATCTGTGCACAAGATCATCCTGTCCGTCAGGAGCATGGGTAAATCCCAATGCGCGCTCAAGATAATGGATCTGCCAAGGCATGAGCTCTACATGAAGAAGCTCTGAAGCCATGTCCCCCACAAGTCCAGCCCACGATCCGTCACAATCAGGCACGATCGTTTCCAATCTCGGCTGGTCATGGCTGATCACCGCCAGTTCAGGCTGGTCAAGGCTAGTTGGGAGAGATACATGGA